TATCCGCAGATTTGTAGTACGGACTCTTCGAAGGAAGATTCTGAACCTCCCAGTAGTCTAATGGTTCTATAAATCCATAGAACTTCATATTTGCTAAGTTAGGGACAGAAGGATCAAAGATGAATCTATTTAGAGGTAGAAGTTCTGGATGGGGACCGTCTTTACGAACAACCTCTCTTGGATCGCCTTTGGGTTTAGAGGCTGAATCTTCGCCTCCTCCTACATAGATGTATTCTATTTCTGTTATATACTCTTGCGGCATGTAGATTACGCCAGTGCCGTACTTAATTGCCGAGTTGTAGACGCATTGCTCTACTCTGAATAAGTCTAACTCTTCAGGAGAGTATGCCATGTCCATTAAGAAACGTTCCATTATCTGCTTCTGATTATTCCCTTCTTTATCCGGCAAGTCGCCAGAGAGTGCTACCGTCCAGAGAGGGTCATACAGATAAATACTGCCGATAACTCTCGACAGAAGTTCATCCGTATAAGTGCCTATAAGCTGTATTTGTAAGTTCGCGGCATTAGGCCAGGGCCATTCTACTTCTTTATTCTTCGGTCTACCTTTATATAGCCGTACCCATTCAGGAAGCTTTTCTTCTCTAAATGACTGCAAACGCATTTCTAGGTGTTTTACTTTATCCCTGATAAAGTCACACAGAGCTTTATATTCGTCTTTGCCGAATATCTTTTCAGTTACTTCTATTGGAGGAGTGTACGGCACTACTTTGCTCCTTTATATGGAGGAGTACGTGGTCCTCCTAAATCTCTAGATGCGCGTTGAACATTAACAAAAGGATCTGCTTTAGTTACTTGTTTAGATGGAGATACTTTCTCTTTAACATATTCACCAACATCTGAAGCAATAGCTTTTACAGTTGCTACAGGTTGTCCAATATTCTCAACATAAAGTTCTTTAGGAGTAGCAAATGTATGTTTTTCACTTTTCTTTGGTTCTGGTGTCATGTCACGAACATCTATATCCTCCGAAGGCTTTTGACCAGCAGGTACATTCGGATGCTTATATCTCGGAGTTCTCGGATTGTCCGACCATTTTAGAGGCATAATCCTACCTATGCGGTGGTGTTCTAGGTCCTCCTAAATCTCTGTCTGCTCTCTTATTAGCTTCAGAAAGAGCTTTATCATGAGATTCTTTAAGAATCTTTGACGAAGCAGAAGTCTCAATGTAAGGACTCATACTTGGTGTTGGAATATCAGCGTAAGGGCCACGATACCCTTTATTATAACTAGCTTTAGAAGACTTTGAATCCATCTCTTCTCTATAAGATTCAAGTTCTCCTTGTCTACCAATTCCTTTCTGCTGATACTTAAGTACCGCTTTACCTGCTTCCATCATTGGATCTTGTCCAGGCTTCGCTTCTCTAGCAGCTTCCGTACCTTCAACTTGCTGCCCAATTTTAGAAACTTCACCCGTATCAGTATAATGATGTCTCCTTGGCATACAATCACCCCACTGATGCTAAACCGCGCTGAAAACGATTACGTCGTAGAGCGAGAAACTCTCCAACTTCGTCTTGATCTACTAAATCAAAGCTCCAAACTTGAGGACCATAAGACAAAACGTCTAGTAAGTCTACTAAATACTTCTTCTGTCCCCATGCTTCTGCTTCTTCTACGATCTTATCGCAGTTATTTCTATCAAGCCAAACTTCATGCCGTTCAATTATAGGGATAAAGTTGTCAATTCTCTCCTCTTTAGCGTTTATTGTTTGAGGAGTCTTTAGCGGCTCAAAGGTCATGCCGATTAGTTCTGGATGCTCCTTCTTATTTCGGGCCACAAAATAGTTCAAATGATATAGCAAGAACTTTTGTGCCGCTACTGCTTCAACGTAAACTTTACGCAACTTCCATTTTAGAGCCAAGAAAAAGACTTTGGAGATAAAATCTTCAATATTACATGCTTCAGCCCACTGGTCAAGGATGTAGATTCTACGAGGATCACGCTGTATTCCAGAGACTGCAATAGCGTGTCTACATCTTCCACCTTTACCTGGTTGACCTGTAGAATGTTGTCCTCCGTGATTCGGATCAACAACCATGAACCTTTCGAGATTTCTTGGGAAGACATCTTTTTCTATATCTCCATCTGCAACATGATGCCGAATCGCAATTCTATATTGCGAAGCAGGAGCTATATCCTGCTTGTTGTCGATCCAAAGAATCTTGGGAGTCGCGGCAGCTGTGTACACGCGCTCAAAATGAAAGTATCTGAAGTCTGAAAGGTTGATTTTTGCTTTAGAGGGATCAATAGGAAAGTTGAGGAACTGGCAACTGAAATGATACGTACCCAAACGGCGTTTCCATCGAAGAAGTTTTTCCTTTTTAAAAGCTTCAGGGTATATCGGTTCACCGAATGGATGTAGAGCACAGCATCCTCCTAAAGCAGAATGTGTCGTCCAATTAAAGTAATCTTCTTCTTTTCTTATATGAGAATTTAAGTCGTCCAAAGACCATCTGTTGCCGACCACTAACTCGTCAAAGTCTCTTCCAGGGTTGTCTGTATCATTATCTGTCGCGCCCACTAAAACCTGATGGTAGTCTATTGTGTCTTGCATTACTATTTGACTTTTTCTAGCTTCTCTTCCGACAAGATCATCTTGCACGCACTTATTATAGTGGCGTGATTGAAGTGCTGCCCCAACTCCGATAAAATCAAACGTGCCTTCTCCGTGTCCTCTGCCTGCGGCAGTTCGACGTTGATGTAATGAATCAGCGGTCCAAGTTTCTCGCTCGGTAGGTAGTATGTCGAAGAATAGTTCCCTAAAGAGATCGTTATTTTCATAGTGGTTCGCGATTCTTCCGCCGAGTTTGATTGCATTTTTTATCGTCTCCGATACAAGAAGTATTCTAACATCCTGATTATGCGCTCTTTTCATCCAGCTTACATATAAGTCTGGATATCCTATATTTGTGAAGTAGTCTTCTTCTCTATGCCCAAAGGGTAACGCCCACCACATAGGAGCGCATTCGGAATAAACTGTACTTTTAAGATGATCTCGCGGTATTTCTATCCCTTCTTTTAGCCCATCCTTCATTACTAACAAACACATTTGGTAATGCAGATTTCTTCTTCTATCTGGATTCCGCGAGAACTTCGTTCGTCTTAAGACTACAGTGCTAAAGTAGTACAGATCCATTAAGCAATTCATTCTGAATGCTAACTTCTTCGCATTTCCTGATAGCATCTCTGTAGGAATAAGTCGATAGTTTAATATACACGAACGTGGTACAATAGACTCTCCTAAAGAGCCTTTCTCCATGGAATCCAATACAGAAAGAGTATCCTTTATTTGTTTCTCTTCTAAAATCATTAAGACTCTTCTTTCTGCTGCTCAGGAAAAAGTGCTTCTACTGCGGCAGTATACTTCTCCCAGCTTATGTTGAGAGCTGCGGCTAGAGTCTTCTCTACGCTTTCGGCAAATATGTGCTCATCATGATAAGGTGCGTCTTCTGATTCTCCCGGCTCGCCGTCTCCTTTGAAGGCAAAGTCAAATTCGTCTATAGCTTCTATAGAGATGCCGCGCCTTCTACAAAGATGATGCTCTATTAGCTCATGAATCATTACGAGAAATTCGAAATCTTCAGCTAACTTTATGTCTTCCTCTGTAGCGGCAACAGCCTTTTCGCTAGAGTGCAAAAGTCTAATAGCTGCCGGCGTGAAATCACTAATACGCACTTCTGTCATCTGCGTATGCTTCTGATAGTAGTCACCTACTGTATCGTAACGTTGAGCATCTTGCGGCACGACTCTTATGTTGTAGTTCATAGAGCGAAGCTCCTAGCTCTCTTCTTCATTTACATCTATGATTGTAGGCATCTTCCCGTCTTCTAGGCTTTTCAGCGCTAGCTGCTGATCGCTTTCAGACAGTCCGGCAGACTGATCCTGAAATGCCGCAGAATCTAGAAGAATGCCTTCTAAGCCTTCAGCAGAACTGATAGAGGCTAGCGGCTGCGCCGCTGCTTTTAAGACTGCCATTATCTCGGCGCTGTCTTTATCTGTCTTCTCAAAGTCAAAGAAGGAAACTGGTTTAACTTCGGTGCGTGATACTTTTGCAAAAATGTCACTTCTGTCGAGCACATCTTTAGCGACATCTACCTGTAGTTTACGCTCGGCGTAATTCGAAGGCTGAGAGAGTAGAGTATTCGCAAGAGTCTGTAGCGCCGGAGGTAGTAGTTGTACTAGAAGCTCCTTCCGCTGTTCTTTAATTTCTGCAATTTTAGCGTCTTGATCTAGAATAATTCCATGCGTAATTCGCATACGTACTATAAGATATTCTGGAGTCTTTTTTAAGTAACGCAAGCGAGAAACGCTAATGTTTAACATCGGCGCTATAGCACCTTCCGGCATTCCAGCGTTTTCCATGCGAGAAATTAGCTCGAAGCGTTTCTGTGCCTGAAACGACGTATTCTGCGAAGGTCGTCCAGGTTTTCTCGCCGGTGCTGGAGACATGCCGGGAGTACTAGTATTCCCCGAACGAAGCGACCCGCCGTAGTGAAGAGTAGTAGTTCCGCTAGGAGTAGCTCCGCTAGGAGTAGTATTTGTATTTGTTGTATTCATTTTATTTTCTTTTTTGTTCCTTTTCTGTAATCATGCGCGCTTTTCAGCGTATCTGCTAACAGCGTAAAGCATGAAGTCTAATAGCGAAGCGCTATTTGTACGGCGGTGTTCTTGGCCCGCCGAGATCCTTATCTGGACGCATAGACTTTGTCTTTGCTTCTTTATCTTTCTCCTGCTCATTTAGTCTTCCTATAGGAATCTTCTGTCCTCTAGGTCCGAAAACAGTAGGAGAAGAAGAAGAAGAAGAAGCCGCAGGCGTAGCTTTTGGCGAGTCTTTTTCAGTCTCCGGCGGAGATGTAGTATTCTTTGTCATCTAGATTGCTCCTTCTGCGCTACAGGAGGCGAAGCCTGAAGCTTTTTAAAGTATGCCTTAAGCGCACTCCTTAAAGGAGAAATCCACGGTGCCTTTGGCACATAGCGCACGGAATAAAACCGCTTTCGCATCTTCGCAGCATACGCCTTCGTGCGTATGCCGTCAAGGGCTAAAGCACTATTTTTGACGCCTAAAATGCACTATCTCGCAGCAGTGTACTGCCGCGCCTTTGGTGCTATAGCATTTACGCGAAGCGTAGCAGTAGCATCTTCGATGCTTTAGCATCACGCGTAGCGCTGCTTTTGCGCGCTTCGCGCTAGCGTAGCGATAGCGTTTGCGCGCGTCAGCGCAGAATTTCAGAAAAAATTTATAGAGGGTTCCGGCTCCACGTTTGCTTAGAACATTATTTTTTGAGGCTGGTTACTAAAGTAATACCCTACCGTGGTATAGTATGCGTATCATATAGTGAGACGACCCGAAAATAACTGTTGACAGAATATAGAGACAGGCGTAAGCTCTTTACATGGAGGAAAGAAGTAAATGAAAAACCCAAAAGACATGCAAGAGTTACTCGACCGTCGGCAGAAACTTATCGATGGTATGGATAAGCTTCTACAGCTTCACGAAGAGATACTCCACGAAGCAATGGAAGCAGCAGCAGCAATCGGCGTTTGCGATGCCAGCATCGATGTCCTTAAAATGCTAGAAGCAAGACAACCCGGACCTCGGCTAGTGCAATAAGATATAAGGGGGATGAGGAGCGGCATCCCCCTTATATTTCCTCCATAAAACCGCTCCACTATCTCTCTCTGTCTCTCTCTGTTGTCTCTCTCTTTGTACTCTTCTGTAGTACGTTTCATAATGTGGTACGGCATCTTAGCATTTGACACTTGCGTAAAAGCTTTAGCTATGCTATGTTGTTTGAAGTTGTTTGAAGTTGAAAGGAAACTATGACTGACACTCAGAAGGTTTTCAACCTGCTCGGTCTACTGACAGACGAACAACGTCAGTATCTGGGAGCACGATTCAATAAGACGTGGCAGACCCCACGCCTCAACACAATCAGAGAAATGCAGAAGAAGTATTCAGTGGACTTCTTCACAGCTGCATTCACTGTCAGCGTCATCGAAGATGCTAACAACCTGATTTCAGCGAAGAAAGTTTCACAAGTATCAGAACGCATGTATGAACTTGCCGGTGAGCTATTTGGAACGCCAGAGAACGTAACTGCCGCGTTGCGCGATATCGAAACGGCGTTCGACAAGTTGGACGAGGTCCAGCAGAAAACCGCCGGAATCAAATTCCGCAACTCCGTCCTGAAAGGATTCGCCGCAAAAATGGGTCTGCGAATTCTCGAAATGGTCACAGAAAAACTCGGCGTCCACGAACAGGAATGGATCGCCGCGAAATAGGAAGAGGGAGAAGTAGAGCTAGAAGTACAGCTCTACTTCTTCTTCTTCTATAGCTTTTGCTGTCTCTCTCTCTCTCTTTCTTTCTTATAGAGCGAAGCTCTTAATAGCGAAGCTACACTGGTGTATGTCAAAGTGTGGTCATGAATTCTGCTAACTCTTTGCGTTTCAATGCTTTAGGGAGGTGTATGTATGGGTGTATGTCAGGAGTGTGATACGTGATTCTGATATGGAGGTACGGCGTGAATAGCAGAAATTGACATACATACAG